TGGTGTGACTAAAATATCTCCCGATCTATACACCTCATCAAGATGCCTTGTTAGTCCGTGAATTTCTGGTAAGAAGCCATTATTTACTAAAGGAATTAAAAAGTTCTTCCATTTCTTATTTGGCATCCCATAAATATAAAGTTTAGCAGACTTATTGTAGGTTTCTCGATAGTAATTAGCAGCAAATATCACATTGAAAGGTGTTCTATCCTCTCTCCATATATCTGCAATGACTAAATTAGGAGTACCCTGTACCTTAAATTTTACCTTTTTACCATCAGGTTTGAATTTATATGTATTGATAGGAGGTGTGATATAATAAATATTAGCTCCAGGTAGCAGTGCCTTCCAAAATGGTATATGCTCTTTCCAAAAGCATATAAATCCTTTACAGTCTTTATCATTCTTATATTTACTTGCTACCAAGGAAAGCACCCTCATCTTTCCTGATTGTTCCAATCTAAAACTATTCTCAGGCCTACCATGCAGGGCTATAAGATAGGGGATATGCCTATCACGAATTTTCAACGGAATAACAGAATGTTGAATTAACAAATCAGCATCATAAGCAGCTTCTATTGATTGTACTTCTAACCAACTATCTTTCTTACCGATGACTTCAATATTCTCTGCATTTTCACCATCAATAAAAACCGCTTCAATCTTTGCTAATTTCTCAGCCCAAATTAAATCTCTTACCGTTTCATATTGTCCGCAACAATGTGGAGCAAAACGTGCAAAATGAGCAATTCGCATTTATATCCCCTTACCCTATAAACCATTCAATTAAACAGCAGCAACAACATTCCCATCACTTGTAATAGGTGTCCAAATTACATTCAAAATCACTGTACCAGTACCAAGATTAGCTGTACCTACTACAGCTATATCCTCACCATCACCAATAAGAAATGTTGTTGAAGCAGCAGCAAAAGTCTCAAATTTCGCAGGAGCATTATCTACCCAAACTTGTCCTGCTGTTTGCATAGCGGTTCCAGCAGTGGAAGCAATCAAACCAGCAGCGGATGTAGCCGTGCCAACTGACGTTGCATCGCCATGATTTGAAAGTGCTCCTGTGATATGCCCAATGACTTGCACATTTACAAGCCCTGTGACTGTAAAAGCCGCATAGGAAACCGAACCATCATAAGCGATTGTCTTTGTTGCAAAATGACCTGTTACTACCTGTGAGGCCTTTATATCACTTAAAGCTATAACAAGGTCACTCATAATAACTTCCAAATCACTCATTACATCAGAATCATGAACTAAAAGATCAGAAATTAAAGAAGTAGTATCCTTTTCAATAGCCATTACATCACTTGATAATGCTTCCAACCTCTCTAAAACATTACCATCAGCATCATCAGTAACCCAAGCAGAACTGTAATCACCAGCTATATACTGCCCTCCACCACCCGCACCAGCATAAACCTTGAAATTATCAAAGTCTGCTACAATAGTTTCAGCAGTAGTTGAGCCCTTAGAATAAGCAAACAAGAATATACCAATCTCATTTGTGAGATAATTACTTGCATCCTCAATCTGAGTATGAAGCACCCACGTATAATTAGGGCCGGGAAGTAATGAGTAATAGAAACGGTAAGTCTCATCCCACCTTTCAATCTTCCAAGCAAGAGCATCATCAGTTACAGCAGCGTTAGTTTGTGTAATCCCAACGTTATTAAGTTTACCACTAACACCAATCCGATTAACTGTAGAACTCTTTTCCCTAAAGATTCTAAGTTGATTTTGATCATTAGCAATAGTTGTAGTTTTATTGATTAGTAACCCAGCAGCACACCCAGTAGTTCCCATCGTTCCCCATGTAGCATCCATATCAACAATAACCTGCCACACATCACCATAGACAGGCACTGCAAGATCAACACCATAAAATGCTTCAGTGGGAGTAGCATCAGGATCAACCTCAACCATCAACTTACCGGATGTGGTTGTGCTTATATCAGCTCCGCCACCCTCTGATCCTGTCCACAAATAACCAATATTCCATCTATCAGTATTCGCATCAGCATCAGCTACATCAAAATCATCCTTATCAATTAATACAAAATCGGCAAGGGATGTAGATTCCTGTTGTAATGCCTCTAATCGTTCAAGAGCAGAACCATCTTTATTTGCAGTTACTTCTGAAGAATTAAATCTATTATCAGAAGTATTTTCTCCTAACACAGCAGTTCTATTTAGGTATCGCATTATAAAACTCCTATGTTATGCCGGATTAACCGGTTTGCCAAATATTTTAGCTTTAACATCAATTGTAGCGTCAGTTCCACCCGTTTCCGTATGGAAATAATAAGCTATAAATAGTATCTCACCATCACCATCGTATCGGATTGCATACGTTCCATCGGCTGTATAAATTTCTAAACCTTCATCAGCATCAAGATTAAACCAGTTTACATTATCAAGTGACCCTTGCAAGCATACTCTAACATCTGTAGTCATAGATGCTACTGTACCTGTAAAAAGCACATTGGTATAAACTGACTGTCCATTATCTGTTCTCAAATCTATAACATCAGAACGTGTAGATGCTGCTGCCAACTGAGTAAGTTCTGCTACAAGATTTCCACCTATATATTCATTTGCTTTCAGTATCGCCATTAAGTGACTCTCCTCTTTTTACGCTTTTTAAGAGTAGCAGTTTTGTTTTTAACTGCTGCTTGTAATGCTTTCGTTGTAGGATGAGTGGGAGGTTTCTTTTTAGATATTCGCTTTTTAGGAGCAGCTACCTTTTCAGGAGGTTCAATTCCTCTTGCTTGATAAATGGCATCCTGAGTCTCCCCAAACATTGTAGGGAAAGTCTTAATCAAGCGATTTTTCATAGCTTCAGGAACTTCCCACTCCTTACCCCATTCTACAAACCTATATTTAATCTGTGTGCTGGGATCATAGGTTACATATGCTTGCTCAGTACCATCACCTATAAATACCACTGTCGCCATTTTTACCTCCTTTTAGAAGGGGTAGTGATCCTATATATTTAAGGTTTGCGTCACTTTGGACGTTTAGTTTCATGTGGGATCACCACCCCAATCTAATTTACCCTTCAAATAGTTTTAGTCTTCAGAAGAAGCCACTGCAAGCACATATGCAGAATCACCAGAAACAAGATAAGTTCCAGCTGAATTCTCCAAAGAAACACAGAAACCATATTCGGCATTAGCAGTTGCTGTTCCAGCACCCTCAGTTACTACATCAGAACCAAGAATTCCAGGTTCACCAACAGACATACCCGAACCGTCATTGCGTAGGTAAACTACCGCACCCTGACAGGCTATAAAAATCTCTTTAGGTGTTGCTTCAGCAGATACTAAACTTGAATATGCTGTGGACTGGCAGGCAATACCAAGCAAGGCAGCATCATTACCAGAACCTGTATTAACTCCACCAACTTCCCACTGAACAGCATCACCAGGAAGAATGGTAGCGCCAATGATCAGAGGGAATGAACGTATTGGGCCAATTACAGGACCAGTACCAATAGCATCACCATCACCAGTACCCGTGATAATATCGGTTACGATAATAGAATCTACATAAACCCTTTCACTTGATCCTGTGCCGCGCTGATTCACAAAACGGAATCCATCAACATTGCCCTTATCAAGCCCGGAAATATCAGCGCAGACCGTTTCAAACATCGCAACAGTTGTAATAGTTGGGACAGCCACCTCAGCACTCCAGCTTCCATTATTCCGAATTTGGAATGTATACTCACCAGCAGTACGAGCTACAGCATCACAAATACTGAAGCACATCCAATTAAACTCCGTCCAATCTTCGTCAACAGGGCGGTGTCCTGCATCAAGAGTTACAAAAGTACCTGTAGTGGATGTAATATCAAAAAGCTCAAGACTATTATCACCATAATTTACAACAGTTGCTTCATCAACTGCATTAAAAGCGGACGAATCAGAAATATCCCAGTCAGTTACATCCTGACAATTTGAAACTACGTGAATTGTACTTCCCTGAGTCGCCCATTTCAAGCGCCGGAGGAAATCAAGATTATTCCCAGGACCCATCTCATCCATATACCGAGTAAGTCCCTCATTCACTACTGTAGTGTGGCGATAGCCAGCTCCAGAACCCATAATTTCTCTCCTTTACTTAGTAATGTTATAAACCCAACCAGCAGTTCGGTTCGTTGTCGTATCGTAAACGGGTTTCCAGACGCGACGTGTAGTTGCGACCAGATAATTCATTCCGTACAGGGGTTTTTGTACATAATCAAGCGTCATATCTCTACGGATACCACGCCAGAATCCAGGTTTGTAAACAACAAGGAATTGTGTGAATGTTTCAGTTGTACCATCATAAAGACCGGTGGCATTCTGACTTTCCTCAAGATGCTGAGTAAGAACAATATCAATACCATCAATCTGAGTAAGAACACCATTATGAATTGTAGCGGCATTACCAAATTTATCGTTGGTAGAAACTTCAGCAAGTGCCTTAAACTTAGAATTCATATTAGTATTTACAAGGATCATAAGATTACGAGGATCAATATTATAAACACCCATATCCTCAACCAATGCCCTCAAAATACCCAGACCAAGAGCAGTTGTCCATGTATTACCATCCTGCTTCAAACCCAGAGCAGCATTAGCATCAGAAACGAGTCTACGAATACCCTTCCATGAACGCCTTGTATCATCCGCTGCTACTGTGTAACCAGTATCAAGATGGGTGGTTGTAGTATCACCGTTGATAATAGCGTTATCATCGCCCTTTGCCATTGCTCGCGCAAGACTTGCCCTTAACTGCGGAAGGACAGGAACGATACTATCTTCACTCATCTCTTCACTTGCAGGGTAATTCACAATATGCTTTTTAGCTACAAACGTCAGATCATCCGTACCAAGTGCGGATGCCCGGTACATGGCCGGAGAATTAGTTGTTGCTTCCCCTCCCAAATATGCGGTTCCATCACTGAGTAAAAGCGGATAAACATAAGTCGTGGTTGGCATACGGAATGAGAAGAACTTACTTGCAACCTGTGAAGCAATCTCAATAAATTCAATCATCCGTGAAGAATAACCAGTAGGTACCCATTCCAAACCAGAACCGGCTGTTGCCGTATTCAATGCCTTTTTAAGCTCTGACCATCTGCGTTCATACGCGGGGAAGCTTGCGAGCTGGGTAGGATGTACCTTCAAAATACTTGTGAGTGTATAAAGATCATCGTTGAACTCCTGAAGTTTAATCATTGCCTCATCTTCACCAGCAGGATCATCCAACGCCTTCTCAATTACAACCATATCATTAGGATTAATATCCTGGGTGATATAGGGGGCAATCCGAGAAGTAGATTTCTTCATAACATCACGAACCTGATCGTTTACTGCTTTCTTAAAATCTTCCTCAGTTGCAAACTTTACTCCATTCTTGTCTTCATTATCTTTGAGCTGTGTGACAATACTTTTAGTGAGCTGCTCAATCTCTTGTACTGACAGACCCATAAGATTTTCCTCCTAATTAGTTATTTATCATTAACTGCTTTAATGATTTCTGCAATCTTTTTAATCATCTCAGCATCTACATCACCAGATTCTTCATCTTTCTTTAAACCCTCTAAAGCGCCTTTCTTAACGGCGGCATCAATTGCTTCAGGGGTAAGAGCTTTTTCAGTCTTTTCATCCTCATCTTCATCATTTTCCTTCAAAAGTTTACTCAGAGTATCCCTAAGACTTGCAAGTTTACCCCGTGTCTCCTTACTTAATCGTGCCCCCTTCTTATCCATGTCAAAAGTAATAAGGGCATCAGCACCGGATTCCTCAATTTTGTTAAGCTGCTTTTCAAATTCATCCTGCTTATTAGCAAAAGAATTCAAAGCATCCTCTACTTTCTTCAATACATCCTGAATTTCCATACTATTTTCTCCCTCATCTTTTCGTTTCACTATTAAAAATTTTCGCATATTTGCAGCAAAATCTACAAGTGAAACATGTTTAGTTCTAATATCTGTTAATCTACGCAGCTTCAAGTTTGCCATTGGCTACCCCACCTATACTATATCCTGAAATTTCTCCCTTCTTTATCCTATCCCAGATTGTATCATCCAGAACAAGCGTCGCCATTAACCAACTGCCTTTCTTTACTATCTCTCCATTCAATTGCATTTCAATCGGGACAATATAGGATTCTACTATCTTTAACAATCCACTTTCTTCATTGTCATGCATAAAATCATTCCCAGCACCAGAATAATTTAACATGAAATGATGTGCTGCTTTTCTAACCTCCTCTTCTGAATATATGTCACCAATGGATTTATCTGTCTTGGTGGCATCAATTGTTTCAGGTTCAAGTACAACTCCCATTACGTATCTAAGTTCCTCTCCTTTTTCAAAATGTATTCCAGCAATATCTTCTGTTTCATCAATAATAGATGAGGTAAATTCAAATTTCTTATTAATAGTTTGAAAATCCATACTCTTGCCAATACCGGGTCTTGCTTCTCTTCTCATTTCCCCACCACATTCAGAACATTTTAATGTGTTGCAATGTTCCACAGTTTTGAGTGTATGACCACAATCCACACATTCGCAAACCCAAGCTTCAGCTTTACCTATATTAAAATCAAATCTTTTTCTTATGTAAGTATCAGCAAGTTCTACAAAATCCGAAGATAAAATAGCAATACCATTTTCAATTCTATATTCATACAGCTTATATTTGCTTTCATCATCTATCCTATCCTCTATTACAACATGCCCATGAGGATAATTAACAGGGAATAAATCAGCTATCCATTTATTAAAAGTATGGTCATTAGTTGGTCTAATAGCAGAATCAATAGCTTCAGATATATCATAAGTAGATATATTTCCTAAAGTATCAGTTCGCTTAGACAATCTTGAAAATGGCTTACTTACATCTAATTTACGAATCTCTAAATTAAATCTCTTTTTTGGTCTACGTTTCATTAAGTGGCCCTCTCTATAGTTATTTCTGGCATCATTCCGCACTTGCAATTATGAGTAATAATTCCCTTTACATTGTAAGTGTGGTTTGTTATATTATTATCATTAGCAATATACCAACCATTACCCGTTTCAAGATTATAGAGGAAACCATGAAAAGATTGAACCTTGACATCAACAATATTATCAACAGTTATACCTCTGGAGAATCCGAGCAATCTATTGCAAAAAGATTGAATGTTGACAGAAGCACAATCAGAAGTAGACTCATCAATGCAAACATTACTATCAGAAATTGCAGCAGCGCTGCCTGCAACAGATTTGCTAATTCCACCCCCGAATACAGACAATTCATTACTAACAAAGCCCACAGTGCTGTTAGGGGGGTGAAAAGAAGCCCCCGTGATCTTAGCAAAAGAGCCAAAGGATTGCAAAGTTCTTGCGGAAGACAAGGTGGGGGAGAAGCCCTTTTCAAAAGTTGGATGGAAAGTAGAGGCATCACCTGTACTCTCCAACAAGCTGTTGGCAAATACAACATCGACGTTGCTTGCTTTCCCATCGCCGTGGAAATCCATGTCCAAGCCGACAATCCTTTGAGGTTGCATAGAAAAAGAACTGAATACCTTATCAATAGAGGATGGACTGTTGTCTATATTTGGATTACTAAAAGGCATTTTCTCTGTGAGAAAACAGCAGACTATGTTGCTTCCCTTTACAAGAGACTTAATAGACATCCAACCATCAAGGGTAAATACAGGATGATTCGGGGAAGCGGTAAGTTCACACCCTGTAGAGGTTCTAATAGTTACTAATTCACCATCATACCATCTTTTCATTGCTTTTTCCACATTAGCAAAAGAAAAAACATTAGTATTACCCGGAACACAATTCACAACATCCTCTGGTTGTCCTTCAGGATCACCCGGATACATTAATTGACTACTTCCTACCGTAAATCTTTCATTTACAGGAACAGAAGCAACACCACTATGCGTTTCCCTATGTCCCGAAGTTACATAAGGCACCCAATGTTTTTTCCCAACCACGGTAGATTTTTGATACCCTTTTAATGTACCAGCGTTAAATGCTCTTGTAGTTTCTGTTTGTGCTATCCTTTTAGCTTTCCATTTCGGATAACCAGCCTCTGCCTCTTGCACTAAAAGATCAGCTATATCATCTTGCTTCAATCCCTGTTCTATTGCTTTTTCAAATACTGATTTCATTTTGCTAACGGTTGCGGTCGAAACAGTAACTACCTCAACCAATCCTTCAGCAGCTATTACATTCAGAGTACTACCCAATCCAAGTTCATCTATATCATCAAGAGTTAATCCCTTTTCAACAAATATAGGAAGTTCTCTACCATATAATTCCTCTACATCTTTTAATCCATAATAAATTCCCATTCTTACTATATTTCTAATCTTACCAACCAAACCCCCCTTTAATAATTTTTCTATCTGCTTTTCAGTAGGAAGTTTATTATTACCACTTCTAACAGATTTAGCAAAGTCAATAAACACTTTCTTTAATATCCTGTTAGTGGCAAAATACAAACCATTTTCAAGGTTTCGCTTTCGATTGCTAAGACGCCTACGAAAAGCATTTATAGAAAATGTTGCCATTACTTATGATTCCCTCTTTCTTCTCTACTTACATCTTCATTAGGAAATACGGGCGGCCCTGTCTGAGGCGGCCCCTCCGGTTTCTCTGTTTCTTCCAAAGGAGAAGCAAAGAATGATTCATCAAAAGGAATAAGATTAGCTGTAATTACACGTTTATCTTTTAATGGATCATTTTCATCCATCTTCATTCCCATAAATGCTCCATACTGACCAATAGTTATTCCCCCCCGCTCAAGCATACGTGATAATCTTTCTTCACGTTCCTTCACTGTCTCTTCTAATGCTGTAATATCCGATAAATTAAATTTGCACCAGTAATTTTTATCATACGGTCTAATAATGCTTCTATTGATTGTTCCTGCTATCCGTCTACACTTAGGAGGTATATTAACCTTCCAAAATATTCTTATCTGCTCACTAATGCTTTGAGAAGCATTAGTCATATCATAAACACCAGCCATAGCAGGAGGCACACCAAAGGAGGAAAGAATGCGATCCCGTAAACTCTTTTCCATCTCCCTAAAATCCATATCCCTCCGAGCTTCCGATAAAATCTTAATATCCATACCAGATTCAAGTAATACCGGAAGACGCTGGTTTCTTGCTCCTCCAAATGTCTGCTGCCATACCCGAGCTACTTTCTTTTTACTATCTCGCTGTAGGGGAAAAATACCTTTACTCATGTCCGGGGAATGTGTAAGCACCACATCAGGACGTGCTTCATTTTCAAAATATGTTTTATTATAAGATTCCCTAAATAGTTCAGTGACTATAGATGTTTGTAAAGGTTGAATGGATCCCATACCATAATAAATACTTGTAGGATTAGCATATTTAAAATAAGCTATTTCTTCAGCAGTATATTCTACCTTGTTATCACCCTGCCCAGGATCAAATGTAAATCCAGCGATCTTCTTAGTAGGATGGGGATTTATATGCATAAAATAGGATTCGAGACTGTATAATTTAGTAGGTAGATTGCCAATAATTTTTGACTTCTCCCAATACCCCATACCAGAAAGTTCTAATGACAAAACAAGATTCTCTATCATCTCTGACAAATCTTCATGCTCATTAGGACTTTCAAATAGACTTACTACGGGATCATCGGGATTTTCAACGAGCTGCCCTTTTGATTTAGGCCCTTTAAATATTTCAAGGTCAACATCAGCAAGAGAAGTAGATAATACCCAACCTGCTACATACACCCAGACTATCGCAGCATAAACTTGTGCAAACGATAAATAATCCCCTTGCTGTGGTGCATGTTCAAATGATTGCAGAAGATTATGGGCTACACGCCATGTCTTAGATTTCTGAAATTCTCTTATATTAGAAAGCTCAGAATCACCATAATCTCCATACTTAGTAATAGAGGGTACAGTGAATCCATGATTGCTCGCCGTCTTTTCAATTATTGTATCAAGAAACATATATTATCCAATTCCATTTAGATATTTATTTATCTGCATCGCAAATGTAAGAGCTAATCCAAATACGGCAGAAGCAACGATACAAATAATACTTCCTTGCCCGTGCCACTTAATTAGCTTCCCCACAAAAGACATTCCGCCGGGAACCTCTCTTCCTACCATCACGAAGTAAATACTAAATCCTGTAAAAGCCCAAAATAGAATAATCCAACAAGCTAAAAATAATTGAATCATTACACATACCCCTTTCAAATTACCATTGGTGTAATCATATCATCAAACTCTAATTCTTCTCCTTCAAAATCCAAATCATCAAGATAGGTGGAGTAATCAAAGTCCTCTCTTAATTCATTATTTTCTTCTTCTAATAATTCATCCAGGGATACAGCCCCCCCATGAGACATCCCAAGCATGTGGAAGATACCAGATAATACGTCAACCTGATCATCATGGTCTCCAGTATCAA